ATCGCTGATGGCAACAATGAAAATAAAAATCAAGATGCTATACCTAGTATATTATCTGATGCTCTTGCAGTTAGTTTTGATAACCAAGTAGGACATGATTACCTTGAAGATTATGAGGAACGTTATGAATCATACCATAGAAAAGAAGATAAAATTTCCTTTGACCTTGATTTCTTCAATAAGATTACAAAAGGTGGGTTACCTAATAAGACTCTCAATATTGCTCTTGCTGGCACTGGTGTTGGTAAGTCTTTATTCATGTGTCATGTTGCCTCTAGTGTTTTATTACAAGGGAAAAATGTTTTATACATCACTCTTGAGATGGCAGAGGAGAAGATTGCAGAGAGGATAGATGCTAACTTACTTAATATTCCTATACAGGATATTATAAATCTGCCACAACAAATCTTTGAAAAGAAAGTTGCTAATCTTGCAAAGAAAACACAAGGTACTTTAATTATCAAAGAGTATCCAACTGCATCTGCACACTCAGGTCATTTTAAATCCCTGTTAAGTGAACTAGCATTGAAAAAATCATTCAAACCAGATATCATATTCATAGACTACTTAAATATATGTGCATCATCCAGATACAAAGCAAATGGTAATGTCAATTCTTACTCCTATATCAAAGCGATTGCGGAAGAACTTCGTGGTCTCGCAGTCGAAGCGAACCTTCCGATTGTATCCGCTACTCAAACCACTCGCTCTGGTTACGGTAATTCTGATGTTGATCTTACCGATACCTCTGAGTCATTTGGCCTTCCTGCAACTGCTGATCTTATGTTCGCTCTTATATCTACTGAAGAACTAGAGGGTCTAAGTCAAATTATGGTCAAGCAGTTGAAGAATAGATACCATGATCCTACTCTTAACAAAAGATTTGTTGTTGGTATTGATCGTGGTAAGATGAAATTATATGACTGCGAACAGTCTGCACAAGATGACATACTTGACAGTGGACAAGAAGAAGAGTATAATGATAAAGAAGATAAATTAAGTAAATTTGCTGCATTAAAATTCTAATGGAAAAACAAGTTGATTTCGATAAGTATTCAAAGTTTGTGGATGCTGTTACATCTGATGAGTCAAAAGACTTCCTCGCATTATCTGATCGTCTCGTGGAGTTAGATAAGAGAGGTGCAAACATTGAAAGACTTCTAACTGCAGGTGTTGGACTAAATGCTGAAGCAGGAGAGTTCTTAGAAATCGTAAAGAAAATGATATTTCAAGGCAAACCTTGGAATGATGCTAATAGAGAACATCTCATCATAGAACTAGGTGATATCATATGGTACGCAACGAATGCATGTATGGCACTTGGCATATCTTTTGAAGATGTTGTAGCAAGAAATGTAGAAAAATTAGAGAAAAGATATCCTGGTGGACAGTTCGATGTTTACTATTCGGAACACAGAGAGGACGGAGACTTATAAATATAAAAAAAGTGTATTTTAAGTCCAATGGATCTCAACGGAATTGCAAAAGCTTATCAGTTAGTATACGAAAAAAAAGCGGATAAAGATTACGACGGTGACGGTAAGGTAGAAAGTGGTGCTAAAGAGTATCGTGGTGCAGTTCATAACGCTATACAAAATAAGAAAGGTGGAAAGGCAGATGGTAAAGATACTTCTAATGTAAAGAAAGGTCATGACTGTGCATCTAAAGTTAAGCACGAGGAGTATGGTGTAGGCGATTGTATAAAAGAAATGCATACTCTTGATTCTGCAGGAAACGTCACACACTATGATGTGATGTTCGAGCATGGAATGGAGAAGAATGTTTTTGTTGGTGACCTTAATGTACTTGTAAGTGAGATGCATGAGCATGTAATTAATACAGATAAGAACAAAGAAGTTTTAGAAAATAAAGATTTGATGTCTGCATACTATTCAATGTATGAGCATCATAAAAAAGATGAGGATGGTAATACTATCCCTCATGAAGATGAAATAGAGGAAGGAATCGATTTATCTTTTGTGGATACACTTACAGAAGAAGAATTAGATGAACTTGTTGAGGGTGTTGTATATGATCTTCTTGAAGAAGGTATTGAACTTGATGCAATTGAAGGTGCATTTACAGAATACTTAGAAGAAGCAAAGGTTACTTATGGTTCTGATACTGAAAACCCAATGGTTACTGCAGTCAAGAAGAAAAAGGAAGAGAAAGCAAAGGCATCTGTTGAAAAGGCAGAGAAGTTTAAGAAGTCTGTTGGTAAGGCAGTTACAGGAATGAAAGCAAAAATGCATGGTGGCATGGCAGACTATGCAGGTAAGAGAGGATTGATACCAACTAAGGCAGCAGCTGCAGCGAAGAAACCAACAAAGGTTTATAAGTCTAAAAAATATAAAACACCAGATGGTGAAGCAAAATATGCAGCAGCAAAATCAAAAGAGGCAGGAGATCTTAAAAAATACAATAAAGTAAAAGATAAAAAACAATCATCTGGTAATATAAAAGTTTCCATGATGGGTGGCGGTGCAAAAGATACAAGAAGCAAACTTCGTTCTGCTGTATTCAAAGATGTTAAAGACAGAGTAGGAAAGAAAACAAAGGCAGTCATAGATGCTCCTAAAAAGGTAGGTCAGGGTATTAGAGGTCTTATTGGTAAAGGGAAAAGGAAGATAGGAAGATCCTTAGAAGGGTTAGGTAAGAAAATGCAAGAACAGGGTGGAGAACTTGATATGTTTGATACAGTGACTGCATATCTAATTGATGAAGGTCTTGTAAAAGACTTTGATCATGCACAGAGAGTCATGTCTACTTTAGATAGTACCTTGATTGAAGAGGTTCATGCACAACAGTTAGAATATCTTAAAGAATATGGTGCACCATATACAGTAACTAATGCAGATAAGAAAGGTAACACACCTGCATATCAGAATATGATGAAAGGTATGAAGAGTAAGGTTACTGGTAAACCAATGTATAAGAAAGCAGATCATATGGAATCTCTAGAAGATGTATACCTAAAAGTGTATGAGGAAAAATCTACTGGAGATAAATTGAAAGATATTGCAAAGAAAAAGCAAGCAAAGTATGATGCACAACCACAGGCATATAAAAATAATCCTGCTTTTGGTGATGAGAGTCATCACTCCAATGCTAAGAACAAGTAGGAGATCATTATGAAGTATGATAAAAACATAATGAATTCTTTACAGGAGGCATATAAGTCTGTAAGTGAAGAGCAAGAACCAGACGGAATGAAACTTTCTGATAAGAAAAAACTTGAAAGACAAAAACAACTTGCAAAGAAACAGCAAGAAGCACCAGTTGCAAAAAGTAAGATTGTTCCGATGAAAACAAGGACAGAGGAAGCAATCAAGATGTCTCGAAAGGAATATAATAAAACTCATAAAGACTTTAAGAGTGATGATCCTAAAAATCCTAGAGTCACTAGATATGAACCAGGTAAGGGCACAGTATCAACACCAGTAAAATTAACTGATGAAGTTGATAAGAAGAAAGAGATGGACGATAAGATGAAGGAAGTAGAGGATATGAGATCACTACCAACTCGTATGAATCTTATTAAGACTAAGTTACGTGCAATGGGATTGAATATGTCCCATGTATTAAAAGGTAATGAACTATCAGAAGTAACTGAATTTACTATAAGTGAACTTAATCGATATGGTAAAGAGACTGGTAAAGCAACTGGTTCAATGAATAAATCAGAAGGTAGTCCTGTAAAAACTGGTGGTAACCGTGATGATAAAGCACTCCTAGCAGTTAGGGGAATGATACGTAAGGATACTGGTAGACCAGAGGGTCAACTTAAAAAAATTAAAGGTGAGAAAGGAAGAGTTCAACCTGGTGATAGAAAAGGATTAGATTATAAAACAAGAGTAGCAAATAGAAGAGAAAGTGAAAGGACTAAAGATGATGCTATGATGGATACTAAAGGAACATGACCAAAGACAAGATACCTTATGATCCGTGGTTTGATTACGATATTCCACAAGCACAGTATGGAAGTCTGCAGTGCTGGATAGCAAATGAGAGTACTGCAAAATGGTCAACTGAAGTTGACATCACATTACATTCTAAGATGTATGAATTGGCAACACTCACAGGATTATTGATAGGAGCGTCTGAGCAAGTAATTGATAACGAGGATAAATAAAATATATTGGTAGTCTAATAGACACAAATTATGAAGAATTTTGGTTCATTTTTCCAAGAAGCGGTAGAGACATCTGCCTCAAGACAAGCAAAACTACTGGGTCTAGTCGGAAACGGTCATGGTGACTGGTACGATAAGCAGGGAAATCTTGTCGCAAAAACTATGCAAGGTAAGTTGCACTTCTTTGGTGGTAATCAAAAATCTCCAGAGGAAGATAAACCTGAGAAACCTGCTGCACCAGAACCTGCAAAAGTTTTTAAAAGACCGAAATTAGATAGAGAAGAACCAAAGAGAGCACCTGGAATCGTAGTTGTATTCGGTAGATTCAATCCACCTACGATTGGACACAAGAGATTGATAGATGCTGCAGCAAGAGAAGCAAAAAGAACTGAGTCAGATTTAAAAATATATCCAAGTCGAACACAAGATAAGAAAAAAAATCCTCTTGATCCAGGAATGAAGATCAATTATATGAAGCAAATGTTCCCTGACTATGAGGAGAACATTCAAAATGATGCTGATGCAAATACAATATTTGATGTTTTAACCAATGCATATAATGAAGGATATACAAATGCCACTTTAATGGTAGGTCAGGATAGACTATCTGAGTTTCAAGGACTTGCACAAAAGTATAATGGATCTGATCTTTATAATTTTGAAGACATCATGGTGATGTCAGGTGGTTCGAGAGATCCAGATTCTGATAATGTAGAAGGAATGTCTGCATCTAAGATGAGAAACTATGTTACACAAGGAAACTTTCAATCATTTGCTCAAGGTATTCCTGATACTTTGAAACCAATGCAGAAGCGTGAGTTGTTTAATATGGTTGGTAAGGCGATGGGTACTACAGCAAAGGATACTCAAAAGGAAGAAGTTGAACTATGGGAGATTGCACCCAAATTAGATCCAGAAAAACTTAGAGAGTATTATGTTGAGTATAAAATTTTCAATATAGGTGATATCGTTGAGAACTTAAATACTGGATTGATTGGTAAGATTACACGTAGAGGAACTAATCATCTTATATGTGTAACTGAGAATGGTATTATGTTCAAGGCATGGTTAAAAGATTTGACTGAGTATACTGAAGTTAGTATGGATGGTACGATGAGAGATGCAACTCATCCTAATACTTTGGTAGGAACAAATGGATTTTTAAAGTATGTAATGAATATGACACCAGGTTCAGAAGCAAATAAAAAGTTTCTATACCGCACTGGTGGTGGAAAACCGATAAATATAAAAAGGAAAAAGGTTGGTAAAAAGAATGCGTAAGCGATCTGTACAAGAAATAATAGAGGTGACAACAGCAGGAGGTACTCAAATTACTTCTTCAGTTACTCGTCAGCAACGTATAAAACAGACAGCAGCTGCTGAAAGAAAAATTGCTGCTGAAAGAAATAAAGATCAAAAAGCAAAACCATCTCAAACACAATCAACAATTAATCAGAAAGAAAAACAATTAGAAATTCAACAACAAAATGCAGACACAAGAAAGAAAAAAGCAGAAGCAATAGCAAAAGCAGAGGCTGCTAAACAACGATCATCAGAAAAAGAAACACAAGCATCAAAAGTTGCATCAAGAGAAAAACTTAGAAAAACTATTGCAGGTGGAAAACCAAATATACAAAAAACAAAAGGTGGCAATAAATCTATTTCCGATACTGGAACTGTGGCATCCAATGCTATTAAACGTGCAGCATCTTTAGGTAGAGCTGCTGCTGCAATTCCTGCTAATATCGCTAAACAAAAAGCAAAAGCAAACCTTGGTAAAATGCAAATGGATGATGGTGAAGCACCAGATAAAGGAACTACAAGACAAAAAATAGGATACGCTGCAAAAAAATCTGGAGAAAGAATTAATACTGCTGTAACAAATACTAGAAGAAAAGCAGGAAGTGGTATAGAAAAATTTGGAAAGAAACTTGCAAATGAGGATTTCATCCATGAAGCAGAAAAAGATACCAGTAAGGAAGTAGAAAAAGATAGTAGTAAGGAAGTAAAAAAGAAAACTATAGATGTAATGAAGGGTAAGAATGCTGTTGAGGTAAATCCAAAGATACAAGCAGAAGCAACCATGTCTCCTGCTCAGAAGAGAAAGGATACTAATCTTAAGAAAAAATATGATGATTCTGATATGAAACAGAACATGATTGATCAGTATGGTGAAGAAGAAGGAATGAAAGTTTACTATGCTACGATTCGTAAACAGGCGATGAAGGAAGCAAAGATAGATCAGACTATGACTGGTTCTGAAAAAAGAGCAGCAAGAAATGAAAGACAAATGAAGAAAG